CGGCTCCTGACCAGTACGTTTTGAACCAGTATGTACCGACCGTAGCGTGATCGAATACATTGGTTTCACCTACGCGAAAGTATTCAGCGTTTACCGTCCCCGTACCATCACCAGCAGGACCGACAGCCAGCGTGCTTCCGTCCCAGGTTGGACCGTCAGTACGTTGAAGCCCACTGGCGTCGACATAGATAATGCCGGTCACAGAGGGATTGATGTACTTCGTACCTTCAATTGGTCCTAATGGATTACCCATTACTCAACCTTCATCAAAACGTTTAGTTTTGCACAGCATGAATTGGAAAGTCCAACCCAACGGAAATAAATTCTTCTTCACAAGGAAGCATTTCAACGTCAGAAGGAGCTTCCGTAATACAGACGACGTGTTCAGCATGAACATTGGTGAGATAGCTGAACTGAGTTATAACCAAGAGAACCGAGAATAGAGCAAACGCTTTTCGACAGGATCCTCGATTCCTTAGACTGTAATCCCGTCCAAAGAAAGCAACAGCTAGTCCGAAAATAAGAATCAACGACTGAACCAACGTTAATGTGATGACAGGCATTACTCCGCTTCCTTTATTAGTTTGGTGATCTCAATGGCGACGTATGCCACAATGATCACGATGAATATGATTGTGAATTGCTTGCCTGTGATCTTGGAAGCAATCTTTTCAGCGAGAGACCATCTTGAAGACTCTTCAGATTCATTTGATTCTTGATCACTGTCTTTATCCTTTTTGACAGACATGTTATTCCTCGTTGATGATGTTCTTAGGAGTAAGTCATGGGAATAAATTTGCGAAGTTGTTTTTCCGCAAATAGACTTTGTCAATCTTTGACATTTCTAACCCTGGAACATCGTGGAAGGCTGATGCAAACCTGGATAATGGTTCAAGCATCGGAAGGAGTTTCTCTAATGTCTCAGGATAGAGATAAGCGACTGCACACGTCACTCCATAATCTTCAGGCTTGAACAGTGCAGCATCCATCTCAATAATCACAATCCGGTCTGACATCCCCTCCTTTTCAATAAGTTCTCTGGCCTGCTTTACTTTGACTGGATCAATCTCGATTCCAATCCCTGTACATCCATAGCGGGAGACGGCAGTCCTGAGAATGTTGCCGTCCCCGCATCCAATATCCAGTAGATGATCACCTTCTTTCACGTTTAAGGATTTAAGCATCTTGTCAACGACTTCCTGTGGACAGTTAGCTTGACCTGCATCCTCCGTTCTGTATTTGGTGACAGTCTGAGTTATGTACTGTGAGTAACACATTGAACAGGTTTTATCTCCGCACGCTGTTCTCCCTTCGTTCCAACCTGAACCAGGGATCTTCACAAGTTCTGTGGTTTCATAGGCGACCTTTACTTGAGGAGGTTTGTTCTTGAACGAGCGTTCTGGAGTCTCTTTGAATTCGACAGCGGGAGAACCTTTCGAGACATTGGAGTTTAGTTCTTTCAGAACTCTGTTGACTTCTGTTTTGATCTTGTCCAGACTGGTGTATCCAACCCACTGAACGAATTCAGTTCTGCTGACACCGTTCGCAGTGCTGCCGGATCTTGGAAGGTGTCTCCATACTCCTTCTGGATCTCTTACAATCAACTTCAATGTTGGGTAATGAGTTATCCCTCTTTCTTCCCTCTCACTTTTGGAAAGAGAATCAGCGTCGACAGGATGGACTTCACATATCCCCTTCAGCTTTGGAAAAACGTCTCGCTTCATTTGCCTGCACGGATTACACCATACTGTTCCGTAATCCACTAACGTTACATCCTCCGCTGTGTATACGTGGTTGGATGTTCCGAATAATGTTGTCCACTCGTCTGCCTTCAGTTCGCAACCCTGAACAGAGATCAATCCAAAGATCAGAGCCAGGAAAATCAATCGTGGTTTTATCCGAATGGTTTCCATTGGAAATTCTCCGATCTATTTTCAAAACCTTTGAACCCTGGAATTGCGTAACTGTCGTCCTGTTTCAACATCCTGTCGCAGGTCTTAGCGTCCAACCATGCACATCCTTTTGGAATGTCGTCTGGAGCAGGACCACTGACCCAGTCTCCCCATGAAGTATTATCAACCATCAGACCGGGACGATCTCCCCGAACTGCAACGAACACCATACAGTGATTCCATCTGCCAGAACCTTTGACGAATCCCTGAGCGTCTCTGCGATCTGTCAGACCTTGATTGCTGCAGACTGGCACTGCGTACCCGTTGTGAATAGCGTCTGCAGCCTCCTCAAATGACCCCACAAGAGCCGATTTCTGAGATGTTGGGTGTTTGTCGCCCTCTGGCTCCAAGAGCTCCAGCGGAAGGCTACGGTGTCCCCACGTCTTCGACCGTCTGGGATCGTACTTCGACAGGTCGAACGTTGTACCGCCTGCGATGTAAACCTTCCGCAGAAGCGTCCCCTGACCTCCTGGTGACGTGCTCTGTACTGCCCAAGCACCGACAGAACCGTCACTGTTACCAAGTCGACCACGACCAGCGACAACACGGGAAGTTCCATATATCCATTCTGTACAGATCTCGTGACCAGGCCATTTCTCCTCCTCACCTCTGACAATAATGTCGCAGGCGAGCGTGACCATGATTCCTTTACCCCAACCGAAGGAAACACAGTCTCCAATCAGTTGTCGAACAATTGGATAATATCCAGCCAGTTTTTTGAGGATCTGGTCAAGTCGAGTAGTCTCACCATTCCAACTCCCTCTGATAGCTTCCCCTTCAGAAGTCATCAAAGGCATGGTAGACATTACCTGATCAACTTCCTTCTGGACTCCGCGTGTTCGCAGGTCTGGAGCAAGCCAACCAGAATCTTCAGGTTTGATCTGAAAGGTCATTCACCTAACTCCTTTTTGATGGAGTTAAGATCGTTCCTCAGACCGCCAACTGAATTCTTCATAGCGTTGAGAACGTCTGCCAGAGAACCAGAAGTTGGAGCAGGGGATGAGAACGAAGTTGTTCCGCCTGCTGCTTTCCACTTCAGGTACTCTTCCATTCCTTCTGCGATCTCCATGAAGATTGAAATAGCTTCGTTCCGCTGACTGTCTTTCTTAGCATCCTTGAGACAATCTGCGAACACTACAATCCAGTCATTCCATCTCGCTTTGGTGTCGTCGTCATTAAAGGAAGAGTTGATCTTCCCTAGTTCCTCGTTCATCTGTCGAGGAGTCCAGGATAATCCGGCTGCCTTCCCTGCGATGTTCTTGATGTTCTTCGCAAGAGTTTGAACCTCGTCCCCTCTGTAATCAACAGTTTTCATACTGTCGAAAATAGCCTTGGAACAGGCTGGAAGTTTAGGCTCTGGAATAACAGGAACGTCTGGATTGTGCGGACCCGGAGTTGGTTTAGGATTACCGACAGTAACGGTATGAACTGCAACCGAGACCGAAGCTCCATCAAGGTCGTCGCAATCGGCAACCGATAGGACGAACACATAATTTCCAGCAGTGCCTGAAGCGAAGACACATTGACCCTGGAGAGCCAAGTATGCTTTTTCACTATTGACCAATCTCCATTCAGTTGCAGTACCTGTGGAACCTGATGAAGACAGGATCACCAGATCTCCGAGGTTAGCTTTCTCTGGTCCTGTGATAACAGCACTTGCCTGAGCGTAAGCACACGCAGGAACAACCATGCACGCAATGAATAGGAGGGTTCTCATTTGACACCTCCGAACGGTGTCCAGTTGATGGACTCTTCAGCGTGCTCTTTGTTGATCGCTGTAAGTTCTTCCACAGTCGCTTCCTCGATCACTGCCTTGACAGAATCGTTACACTCCATAGCGACTGGGTTCAACACAGGCTCGGACCGAATACCTTTGATCAGGTTGTTTCGAGTCCACACTCCCATTCGCTTGACACGCTTTGCAGCACGTTCTGGAGTGTCGTTACATCCATCCATCCACTGAGACATAAGTTGGATAAGGATTGGCAGAATGATCGCGATGAAAGAACCCTTGATTTCAACCTGCTCACCATCCTTCTCCTGGATGATGCTGGTGATTCGGTTTTCCAGTTGTTCTTTCAGTTTGCCTTCGAATGTTTCTGAGACTGACATGAGTGTTCCTTTGTTGGTTAACTTTCGGGTGGAAGTTTCTTTTTGTATCTGAGCATCAACCCAGTACGTCTGAAGTTTTTACCTTTGATGTCTGGCACCTCCCTGAGTTCAACAAGTTCGAAGATCTCAGGGGGATCGTTCTCGTCAAGGTTCGCTATCGTTTCTCTGGTGAAGAAAGAATGGATAGGCGGAGCGAAATCAATGTCAGTAATAATGGCATCAATCGAGAAAGCTCCACTCAGCCCATCCTGTATTTCCCTTTTCCCAATAATCAATCGTCCACGTTTAAGAGCAGCAGCAGAGACAATGTCAATTCCGTCGTCGTTAACTCCTGCTGATGCCCAATACGTCAGGTCCTCTGTTGATTTGTATTCGACAGGCATGAGGTTTCCTTACGTGCTGGGATAGGCTGCATCATCCGTGATGCCCAACCACCAAATCCCTGATTCCTGTCTCTGTTTTTGCTGTTCAAGCTGAGATAGGTAACCAGTAGAATCGATGAGTTGAGCGGTTTGACCGTACTGCGTACTGTCAAGTCCCATAGCGGTAGTTCCTTGGAACGTTCCGCTTGCATTGTCTGTGGATCTGGATTTGTACAATTGATCTCTGTGAGAATAGAAATGAGCTGCCAGATAAATCTCAATTTCTTTCAGCTCCTTGGCTGAGAGAGTCGAGTCTGTATCCTTATCCTCAACTTTGTCTGTGAGCACGTTGGCAGTCCGTAGGAACACAGTGACATTCAGAGTTGTGTCTGTGTCGACAATTGCTCTCAGGTCTGACTCCGTGGCTCGCATTAGTCATCTCCCCATGCTGTAAGAACAGCTTCAAGGATGTCTGCTTTGGAAGTTGCTGGACCGAGATCAATCTCATTGTCGTCAGCAAACTTCTTGAGCTCTGAGACAGTCATCCCCTGGAAGTCTACGTTACCTTCAGCATCCGGTTCAACTTTGTCGTTAACGAAGTCTTCAGCATCGAAAGGAATGAACTTCGTCACTCCTCGACTGTTGAACTTGGTAGCGAGGTCACTGTCCGTGTGGATGATGTCTCCATCGTGATCTTGAATGTCTTTCTGTGCTTTCTTGTTGGCATAGAGTTTTCCACCCTCACCATGAAGACCCATAAGGATCTTGAAGCAATACTTTTTCTTGTCTTCTGTCTTTTTCGGCATTGTGAATTCCTTTGTTCCAGAAAAATCCCCTCCCCGGTATTGAGGAGGGGATCAGGTTTTGGTGGACAGGTTACGATGTCGTTCCGTGAAGGATACCTGTCGTGTTGCTTGAGAACGTCTTGATGAATGGAACCTGAATGGTCAGGACCTTCATGTTAAGACGCATCCCAGCGTTCGATTCCCACTGTACAGTCTGAGGGTCCAGACCATTAACAGCTTCAGCGACTTCAGGGTCCATCTGAACAAAGATGATTACATCACCTGTGAGGTTGTCCAACCTCTTGATGTTCTGGATGCCGTCGATTTCCAACAGACGCTGACGAGTTGTCTTGTCTGAGTTGGCTTTGAAGTCGTCGTCCAGGATGTCGTCGTATGCCGTGGAGACATAGACCATCCAAGGACCGTTGAAGTTGGCAGTGTTGAGCTGACCCCGTGCTGCCAGAAACTCATCCAACAGGTTTTCGCCTGTTGCAGTCGCTGAAGCAGTGAAGTCACTCTTTGTCAGACGATGAGGGTGATTCAGGTAACCATAAACAGTAGGCTGAATTCCATAGTTGGCAACATCGCCAAACTGGATACCCGTGATCGTACCAATCAGAGTCTGCTCAATCTTCTCAGCAATACGTCGAGCAGCATGTTCAGCACGGATAGTACTCAGAGGAGTACCGTTCTTCCGGCTGATAGCCAACTTACGCTTGCTGATGTAGAAAGAACTGTGAGTGATCGGCAATGGGAGTCCCTGCAGTTGATAGGTACTCTCATCGGATCGACCTTCGCTCACGCCGTCCATGTCGACGATAGCTTCACCGTCATCTGTGATAGTCTCATATTCGAGCATCTCAGAGGACATACCATCGAATCCGCCCATTGGATTGGCAGCAGACAGGTCCGCCCATGCACGCAAGCGATTCCGCAATGCACGCTGGACACGGGTGTCAAACTTAATCCACTGGTCTTTGGTGAGAGACGTTGCATTGAACACAGGAGATTGAATCCCTGCGTCAATCAAGTCTTTTACCTCAACCACTTCCATGACGGGAGCGGTGACGTTCTCGCCATTGATGACGAGTGCCTTTCCATCTGAACCTTTGATGTCGACAGTTCGTCCGGTGTTCATCGAACACACGGGAACCATTCGACCATCACTCTTCCGTGGTTCGAAATATGGACGCAGCAGTCCGGTATCAAACCGAACTCCCATTCCATTATCCTGGTTCAGAATTCCGCCCAATTCGCCGGAGGTCTGACCATTGAAAACAAAGTCATTGACATACATAGGTTAGACTCCTGTGCAAAGAACGTGAACCAACTCGCTACCAGAAGTGGTCTGAGCTTCCAATGAGATGAAAGGCTCAGTCTCCGGCGTACCAGTGGTGAGAAGTACAAGTCCGGTGGCAGTCTCTGAAATCAGAAGTGCTCCGAACGTTAGGACCTGTCCGGTCTTAACAAGTACGTTGAGTTCGTCACCCGGAAGAGGGTAGTAAACTCGGATGCGGTCATTGTCGGCGTATACAGTGGAAGCGATTCCACCACGGAAGCCGATGTCAGCAACGATGAGAGGTGAGCGGAGACCAGTGCCTCCAGCATACAACTCATAATGAGGTCGTCCGTCGCTGTCGAGTCCGGCACTAACGTCAAGCTGAAGCAACATGCCAGGCTGGACAGCAGCACCGTTCACAGTACCTTCACTGTGGACTCCACGTGGAGCAGCGGACAGGACTATTGAATTGCCCTTAGCCATTTTTAATTCTCCTGAAAGGTGAATGCGTTAACAGTCAAAGCGTCGTCATTGTCGAAGTTCGATTCCGATGTCTGCTTTGGAGCCTGACCACCGGAACGACCTGCGAAGTTTGAAACTGCTGTGACTGGAGCTGGAATGAGTTCTTTCATGAACTGCAGATCAGCAAAAGATTTGGAGGCCAGAGTCTTTCTGAGACCTTCCTTTTTCTCATCGCTGGAGTTGCCAACGATTTCTTCAATGATGGTATCCTTCTCACGGTTCTGAACCGACTTGGCGAAAGCAAGCTGATCCTGCAACTCCTGAGGAAGATCTTCCATCGTGATCTTGTGGTTCTGTACAGGTTCCTGAACAGGTTCTGTGACAGGTTTGGTTTTGGTGTTGACCAGGATTCCTGTTTCATCGTCGTTGAACGTGACGGTGAATTCATCGGTCTCCATACCTTTGCGAAGCGTGTTCACAATCTTGTTCTGTTTGTCAAAGATTGTGAGTCCTTTGTTCATCCGTTGAAGATGGTCTTCGGTAAATCCGTTAAGGATCTCCCGTTCACCCTCTCCCCAGCAGTCGCAACCGCTGTTGATAATTGAGTTGACCATTTCGGTCTTATTCATAGCAGATCCTTTTGCGGAATTGCTTACTGCTGATTGATCGTCAACAACACTGTTGACAACCACATAGGACTTTTTCAATTCGACATTCACCGAAGCTCCTGTCAAAGAGAGTTCATCCCGTGTCTTCGTGTATGGTTGTTTTCGCAATTGGTCTCCCAGCATGTAAATCACATAAGTGCTGGTGACATCTTCAAGGTAGGTGATCTCATTTGATCCAGCGTGCTGTTCTCGCAACAGCAATGAGAGCTGAGTGTGGATCTGGTCGAACGTAAGCTGATTGACCATCAGTCCACATCCATCTGCCAGAGAACACGCTCCAATTTGATCGGTAAGGATTGCAAGGTGGTCAGGCCGATAGTTCAACGCTGCCCAATCATACCGTGACCCTTTGAACTCTCCTGGAGTCTTGTTATGTACTGCAGATAAACCAGTACTCACTTCAACTGGTTCGTTGTTGTATATTCTCCACAGGATTCGAGGATCTACCTCCTGTGTCTTACGCTCGTCCAACCATGTCTCTGCTGTGAGGTTGTTCTCATTGCGAGTGTTAAGCACAATTCCGACACCAAACTTATTTAGGATATCTGGAGACCGAGCGGAGACAAACTTGCCTTCATCGTTCGGATGTTCAGGTGCTACGACAGGCATTCCATTCCATAGATCAACGCTCTTTTGGTTTTCCTCTTTCGAGTAGTAACCAGCACCGGCAGATCCGTTAAGGACACCGGGAACGATCATGGTTGTAGGAATAACGATATGCGGACGGTCGTGAAGACGCTCCTTACGGAAGCCTGTCTTCAACTTTGAGTTCACAATTGTAATCGCCATTCAAATCTCCCTTGGATTAGGGGAAATCTAAATGGCGAGGACGGATTTGTAAATAATTGACGTTTCATTAGGCTCATATAGCGGGTTAGCTGTCATCGAGCCTGCGAAACTTCCTCCAATATCCCTTATACCCTGCAAAAGTGTTAACAACTTCGCACTGAGGTTCCAGGGTTCTCATCTTCTTCCGCAGTCGCTTCACTGCCTGTGTAACGTTAGCGTTGGACAGTTGACTGTCGTCGTAGTGTTCTCTAACAACCTTCCGTATCTCTGCAAACGAGTGACGTTTCCCGTCACTTAAAAGAAGGTCAAGCTGATGTTCCAGTTCCGTATATTGAGGCATTGATCTCACTACTTTTGTTCCTTTAGGGATAGTTCCATCCTGTATGCGTTCCCGTCTCCTTCAATGTATGCCTTCCTGACAGTCTCGACCCAATTGAATCCCAGATGTTGAAAGAACAACTGAGCGTCAAGGTTCTTTTCACAGACCAGTGTATCAACAACTTTCAAAGAAGGAACTAAGGTTGTACGTTGTTTCAAACGCGTGACCAACTTGTTCCCCAATCCAAACCATCGAAAATCTGGATGGACAGCTACGTTGAAGATTCTCACAGAATCAAGGATGGCCTGATATACCAGATATCCAACCACAAATTCAGTCTCGGAGGGAGCTGGAGAATAGGTTATAACATAACCATTGAAAGTGAGATCACTCATGTAGTTGTGAAAATCTTTCCAGTCCCACGGATTAGGAAAGCTCATTCTTTCAATGTTAAGAACGTCTTCCAGATGGTCTGTGTCAAACGTTCTGATTCTGGTTTTGGTGTCAGTTAAGCAGACAGCAATCATGTCAGTACTCCTTGAAAACGGCATGTCCTAATTCCACCAACTTAACATTCAGAGATCCTTCCCCGATGTCTTTGTGGATGGTCGCCAAGTAACGTCCATACTTTCCTTGCTTGTCCTTCTCTGTCTTGATGTACACAGTTGATCCATCAGGTATCTGACCCCTCAACCAGTCTCTTGCAATTGTACCCTTTGAACGCTCGTCACCTCTCATCTCCCATGCGTCGATTCCGTACAGTCTGAACTTCTGCTCTGTCGTAATGTTGAACCCTAAATCCACGTCCAGTGTTACGGTGTCAGCATCATAGACAGAGACCACTTCCGCTTGATAGACGTAAGGTTCAAACTCCAGACTTTGAGAAACAGGAGGTTCCCGATAGCGATTTTGAATATCTTCAACCTCATCGCTTATTATCACTCCATATCCAAAGGTGGCTCCAAACACGGCAACACAAATCAGAAAGAAATTAGGTTTCATGTCATCCCCTCAATTGTTTTCTTCGCTCGCAAGAATCGTTCACTAGGAGGCCAATGGACTGTGGTCTTGCTCCCCTTGAACGTCATGGAGTAAGGAGCTGGAAGGGTTATGTCTTCCAGGTTGAAATCGTGTCTTTGGTTTATGAACTTGGTTTGTAGTTCAAGGTCACAACAGGAATCGGTATTGCGTACCAACTCCACCTCCTCCATGAACGACTGCAGATTTCCCAATGGAACGGGTTTATGTCTTAGCAGATCTTCCGCACCTACTTCCATGTCAACAGGTTCGTCGCTCATTTGGTTCTCCTTTTTCGTTTAGTGATTCTAACCTGACTTCCTGCCCAACGTGATGCCCGTCTGTCTGCATCAATGGACTGATTCTTTTTGCTCTTGGGACGCTCTGACTTGAGCGATCTGTCAACCGCCTTTCTGACCTTCTTCTGTCCTCTCTGCTGCCCTCTGGGACTCTCTCCGAGGTTCGCAGGTATAAAGACGCAGACACAATTTGGATGCCTAGGAATGAGCCCTCTGGCCTCCTTTACCTTAAACACTGCTCCAGACATGTCGGAGCATAATGGACAGGGGGAAGCGGACGTCGTCCATTCCACCATGATCTGGACCTTGTCCAGTCCTAAACTTTCAAGCGTGTCTAACTGCCCTTCAGCATGGACCCGAATCACCTCTGTCCTTGCGATCATGCGAGCACGGGTGATGCCGATCTTGTCCACACGATCAGCCATGTTTTTGGCCATGAGACGTGGACTGTCTCCTCTTGACATACCTTCCACAAGGACACGGGACATCTGTGTACTCATCGCAGAGTTAACTCCCTGCAGATCAGTGAACACACGTCCCGCCATCATCTTCACTTTGGCTACTGTCTCCGGTCGAGTCAACGAGAACTTGATGAACTGTTTTGTACTGCTATCCAGTCCAACTGCATCAGTAGCGAGCTGAGATTTGTTCACGTCCCGGTACATACGTGACGTTCCTTTTTCGTAACTCTCTTTGATGTATGGCGTCCAATAGTTCCCGTTCTCTACGGTCCCCTTCACTTGTGTTGACAGCCACTTTTCAAACTCTTTTACTTGCTTGTCCTGGGATAGTGGTTTCCACACTGTGTTGTTGATGGCCTTCAGTCCAAAGGAATCTTCGGTATCGACCTTATCAATCACATCGCGTCTGAGTTTCTTGTAACGGCGAATGAACTCACGCTCAAACCGTTCTCTCAATATCTTGGATCTGCTGGGATCTACGTTAGGCATCACTCAACCCTTTCAAATCTCATTGGAGCTGGACGCACCTGTCTGAGTTTTTCAAACGCATCCTTCTTAGCGTTGATAATGAACTTTCCAATTCTGTTCGTTACAAAAGATTCACACTCACCTGTTTTCAGGTTAGCCCAAATACAATTCTCAACTTCCAATCCCTTCGCATCGAAGACTCTTCCACAGTCTCCTTTATCAACGGAACGTATGTCAGCCTCCATTAGATTTTTCCCCTTGAGGTGGTCTGGTGATTGGTGTCTTCAGTGGAATGACAGGACTTTTCTCTATTCCTTCTCCTGTGTCTATCTGAGGCAGTGGTTCGAAGTTCTCTGAGATCTCCCTAACGTCTACCTGCGAGTAACCCATTTCCCTCTTGAGGAAATCGTCTGCTCCCATGAGTACGTCGCCAACACCACCGGAGACATACTTGACCATAGCTTCAGCTCGCTTGCCTGCAACGTCTGCTGACTCCAACTTGCTTTGCTTGTTAAGTTCTGGCCATTCGATGTAGTACCCCTCAGAAGGCTCTGGCAGAACCTTCAGGTATATCAAACGGTCGATAAACGGAGCGATGATTCGAGGAGATACAAATCCTGTTTGAAGACCTGCGATCACTTCGTTCCAACCCTGCTTATCCTGACTGGAAGCCAGTTCTCCACGCTCACTACCCATGAAGATCCGTTTAGGGCAATCCATCGCCATAGAAATCCAGTCAGTGAGCATGTCCATGAAAGGACCAGGATCTGTGACCTCTGGAGCTACACTATTTCCCTTCATACCAAAGAATGCCAGCACTCCCTGCATGGAATTCTCAAACTTGAAGATCTCATCACGCATTGAGTCTACATCCACGTCGTCCTTCGTGATACCAGGCATCGTTTCCAACAGGAGCTTGGTGAATGCCATTTTCCAGTATCCTTCTGGACCTGCTCCGATCAACTTGTCCGTTCCCAACAATGGGTTCCAGACTTTCTGGAGCAGAGACTGGCTGAACAACTCTGAAGACTCTGGATCGTTACAGATGTGAATGACACGACTGTGGTGAACGGTGAACGTCGTGTTTGTCCTTGCCGACTGCACTGTGGATTGACCACTGCGAAGACTTACCGTTCCATCGTCTGTGGTCAGGTTGTAAGTCAACGGACGCCGGTAGTCTTTCGAAGTAGCATCCTCTCCAAAGGAAGCAACACTCGCATGACTCTCTTCATAGGGAGTAGCGTAGATCAACCGAAGACTCTCCGCAGGCTCGACAGGTTCATCCATATCTGCCCCATCATTAAACCCCAACAGGATTACCCCGTATCCATTGACACCGACTCCACTGAGCTTATGTGCTCTGCGAAAGATGTTCCACAACGGAGAGGATTCGTTGTCGTTGAACCACGTCACCCGTTCCTCGTCTTTCCTGTCAACAGGAACATTGTCAATACGGAGAGACGAGTGCAGGTCTTCAAACGCTTTTTCAAAATCTGTAACGTCATCTGGATCTGCATTCTCTAAGATCTCTGGTGATGTCTTCCAACAGTGGTTGGGATACAGGCTCAGCACCTTATCCGCCAGACTGTTACGAGTACGCATCCGAGCAATGATCGTCTCATCCATCTCGACAGGAAACCCACACTCCCTATCCACGTCTCTCCGTGGGTCCAACAGTTTCTCCAGCAGTGCTGCAGACCTTGAATGTGAGTTAGCCACGAAATCCATCTTATCCTGTCGGATCTGTGCTTTCTCGTTCATCATCTGTTCTGCTGTAAGACCTTCAGTCTCAGTGAAATCGATTTCTGTCGTGCTCATAATATTCCTCCTAAGTGTAAACCATATGTGATAAGACCTACGACAACCGCAGTCTTGATTAAAAACCATCCGACCGCTTGAGCAGTCTCTTTCATCAGTAAATAAGGATCTTCCATTGGGTCCTCTTCCACACTACCCTCCCAGTCCACCTCCCAGTGTAAGAGGTTTCTCATATTGAATCATCAATGCAAGTAACACAGATTCCAATTCATCGGGTGAGTGTCCCACTATTTCGGTTAACGTCATCTCCTTATCCGCATTCAGTTGACCCGGGATTTGTGTCTTCCTCGCTTTAGACAACATAAAAATCACTCCTTTGTTGTCGATCAGAAAAGGAATCGGGTCCATCTGTTCTCTAAGTGTACAAGACTTGAAGTCTGATGTATATCTAAACTGCTCCGTACTGATATCGAACAATGAGTATCCGCTGTTCTCATCTAAACGTAAACAAAGCAGGTGATACATGAACGCTCGCTTGTTTCTGTATGCCTGCATCTTTTCTTCCGCTTCGTTACGCACACGCACTGGAGCAACTCCAGCACGCTTCTGCAGCTTAAACGATCCACCGAAGTTGATCGTCCGTACCCTGTATCCTTTCGCCCTTAGCTGGTGAGCGATCTGTATTCCACCTCCACCGGCATCAATCCCCACGTTCTGAGCCTTCACTCCGTAGGTATGGATCAGGTCAATGGTCTTGTAAACGATTTCCATTGTGTTCGGTGTCTTCATCGATTTCAACTTCAACAACTTGGTTTCACTGGCAACAGCAAAAGAAGTGTTGTCACCGCCAGCAGCAGGGTCCACTCCAATGCTCATCGCTGTGTCGTCGTTGTTGGTGAGGTAGCGTTCTTCCGATTGCTGAATACGCTCATCGGGGTACATCTTAACATCAGCTCCCTCATAGAACTCTGCGTCCAGTCCTATCTTCTGAGCCATTTCATTCCATGTCGACCTGCGAACGATCAAATCCCGGTAGCCTACAACTCCGGGTATCAGTTCTTCAAAACTAGGTTTGTGACCCTGCTCTATTTCTCTCAATGCAAGTCGAACGTTCGGGGAATGTTCTGCCTTGATCTTGATTACCTTCCGTAATAGTCGAGATGAATCAAGTGGATCTCTGAGGTCTCCTTCCTTACTGCTCTGATAGAAATAGTTTCGACAGGGAAAGCAGTTGCCAATGATGAGCATGGTATGTCTCCACGCTGCAGTCGCTTGAAACATGTCTGGATGGATACCACTTGCTTCGTCATACATCGCCATTGTTGTCGGAGTACCTCCCGGTCCTCTTGCAAGGTGATGCCCCTGAAGACCGGCCTGATTCGCTGCAGTTCGACCAATCAGATATCCTTTAGGATCTTCATTGCCATACTTGTCCACACGTCTGATACTGAGGTGGTTCACCCTCAGCGGTAGCTTGTACTCGCTGGTCGCTATGAAGTTTGCAATCTCTCCCCACAATACTTGTTCAAGCTGAGGTTGGTCTACGGACGTTGTGACGACCCGTGCGGACTGTCTTCGCAGAAAGAACACCAACACGCACAAAGCTCCGATGAAGTCCTTACCGAGCTGATTAGCAGCAGGAACAACCGTCTCGGGATTCTCTTCAACGCTGTACAGGATCTCCTTCTGCTCCCGGTAGATTGTAACGGAGGGCCAGCACAACTTGATGAGCTTCATCGGATCGATGAGCGTTGATTCCAACTTGGCAATCATCCCTGCTCCTTGTCTATCTTTGCGATCTTCAACAGTAACGTCTCCACAACAGAGATGACTGCCTCTGGAGCTTTCTCTCTGGATAAGTTGGTCACCTGTCGACATAGAGCCTTTTCAATGAGCAACTTTTCTTCATTCGTTAAGTTCAGCAGGTACATCCCATATCCTCCTTAAAAGTTTCGTGAGCGACACCAACCCAATGAGGGTGGACCAGAGTATACACCAACGATGGAACATCGAATTGAGGTGGGACAAACCGATACATCCAGATGATACAAAGTACGTGACCGCTCATTTTATCCTCTTCCTTTTCTTCTTAACTCGGGTTCCGGGTTTCTTTTCAATCGCTGCCAACTTCTTTTCAATGTCGTCCATCTCTCCATCTGCTTCAGGTGGTTTCCCAACCATCGCATCCCAGTCAATACTCATGATAGCTTTCTTGGACTCGTCTCTATCCATGAGACCTGCAATCTCCGCAGCAAGTTTCACCGCTGGAGTTTTAGGTATGAGCTTCAACTTGGTTTTGATCTTACGACCAACCACTTCACCATCAGGTCCATACAGTTCTGCAACCTCCTGTTCCATACCGTCAACCTGCTTCGCTGCTTCATCTGAAAGGTTGTGGACATTAGTCTCCAACATCCCAGACTCAGGTTCAGCATAATCTTTAATGCTCCTCGCTATGGTCTGATTCAAGTTACTGAAAAGCTCAAGAGTATCAATCTCCTGGCTCTCATAAACCTTATTCTTCCACCATCCAAGATACTGCTTGACCTGAGGGTTCTTCATCATCTTCACAGCAGCATTGTGAGGTCCCTTATATCCATTCCTTCGACAAGCCTCAGTAGGATTTCCGCATGAAACATAAGCCATGATGAAGTCTTGATGTTTAGGACTCAAAGCCTCCCATCCACTCTGACATCTCAACTCCTCAACACTTGAAGTGGACAACGTCTTCTTCCGTCTTGACCGTTCAATTGAACGTGTTGAATTCACTTCCTTCTTCTTCCTACTGACCATAGTTATTCCTTAAATTCAATAAAGGTGGAATTCCTAGTACGTTTTAAGGTAAGGTCATCCACTCCATTCCTATCTCCTCCAAAGGAAAACCCCACTGGCGAACCAGCAGGGATTGTGATTACAACTTCTTTGCTTCCTTACCCGTGTCAGCCAATCCTTGACCAACAATGTAAGCCATTAGAATCTCAACTAATGACCTGGCTTGAGACTCTTCCAATCCAACAGTAGTCCCCAACACCACAACGATCATCGCTGTTAGTGCTGCTCGGAACTTCTTACTCATCCACAACTCTTTCAACATTCCCATTACTTCTTCTCCTTCAGTTCAATTGCCTTAGAAACACACGCACGTAATACCCTGAGTTCATCTGTGGTGAAATCCCGAACAAGATCGGGCGAACCTTCACAATACCACCACGTTCCGGGTTGTCTTGTTTCGGTCATTAGAATTTGAATCCTTTTGTTGGGATCATCTCAACAGAGATTGTTCCGGGTTCATGAGGGACAATAGGAGCGACATACCTTGGATCAACTCTTCCATTCGCTGCAGCATTAGCGTACTGAAGATGTTTCCAGTAAGGATCAGTTGATACAGGAATTTCAATGGGATCTTTCTTCACTCTCTTTGCTTTTCTCTTGAAAGGAATAGCTTCCAGGTTTTCAATTCTATCATCGTGCAGATTTCCATTGACATGTTTGAGACGACCAGCATCCCTTCCGTGGTGAATAATCCAGACCAGTCTATCTGTCCTATACACTGCTCCAAAGAGAGTCACAGAGAATCCATGATCGTGGCTGAACCCTGCTCTTTCCCCTTTCTGTGCCCTACACCTATGAGCCTTCCAAATCAACATTCCATTAGAACGGTACTCAACAATCTCCTGAAGTTCTTCGCGTGTCAACAGTATGTCTTTCATGTGTTCCCTTCCACAAGAGTAACCCGCTATATAAGCCTAACAAATTTTCCCCATTGTACGGGTAGAAATTATCATTATACTTCGTAAACGCACCGCCCTCTCCCCCCCTGACCCTATAGGGTTAGGTAAGAGACAGAGAGGCTCAGTCCTTCTGCAACAGCGAGCAGGGAACAGTGAAGACAGACTCCGTGAGTAAATGGTACTCAGGATATTCCACTGGATCTAACCTGCGAGGAGACTGAAAGATAGTCTTCGGTTCTTTGGTCTCTGCATCCACGTTGACATAAGTGTACATCACGAAACCCTGAACGGGTTCTGTCTGCTGTTCGTTCTTCTGGTTAACGTGAGCGATCATCGCTTCAGTCTCAGCCTGGTTAACTTCCTTAGCTACTCGACTGAACGTAGTCTGTACGGACTCTTCAGGAATCATCTCAACGATCCACCGTTTTTCCTTAGGCATGTCGTCAACATAATCCAAGATGACTCCAGAGTCAGTTTTAGATATCCAAGCATCTCCCGGAGCAGGGAATCGAAAATCGGGTGGAGTCAAATGTCGGTACTTGCCAACATAGTCAGAAGGGATGTCGGGAATGACTAGAGAATCTTCAAATCCTTTACACCCCTCAAATTCATACAGTACATTTTCCGAGCTGATACTGGAAGATACTCCTCTTCCGCTGTCTCCATCTTCGTCCTTCCAAACCTCATCTCCTTCTTCGTCATAGCCGACAAGGAATCCAACATGGTAGTTACCTTCATGGTCACCTCTGAACCACCACCATGTTCCCGGAGTTTTCTTTTCGTCGCTCATTTCATCTCCTCCTCACATGTTCCACAAATCAGTTTCGTTTCGGGTTCTGCTGTAGCTTTTACACCACAACCACATTTGAAAGTCTTCCTCTTGGCTCTGACCTTCTTCTCTTTCGGTTCTCCCTTCGCTTCGCACCATTCGAACTGATGCTTCAAAGGTTTCCAGTGTTCCTCATATACTGTGTCGAACCTGCCTCCTTCCTCGATGTAATGGCTGACCCTCGTCCCTGTCTTCTTACCGCCAGGAAGGCCGGTTGAACTCGGTATGAGACCAACCTTCCGCATCATCTTTCCCCACTCAGAATTGTGGTGAGCGATGTTCTTCGGGATCTTCTTACCTGTCGTCAGATGTTGCAGGTGACACATCTCATGGACCAGTGTGGAGATTATATCTTTGTCCTTTCGCTGCATCGTCTCAGGTGTTAGTGCGATCTCATGCAGTACCTTTCCCGTTTTCTTCTCTTGGAACGCTTTGTGATGGTAGTAACCATGAGCTCCCCTATGTCGATGAACCAGGATAACACACTTCGTCAACTGTCCATAAAACAACTTCATGTTGAACAGGTCGAACGCTCGATCCAATATCTCAGTCGCCTGCACTGTCTTCTCCCAACACTCTGGTCATCAGTTTGTAAACGCGGTCAGTGAGTTTATACGAGACCGTTCCCCGTTTCTTTATTCTACCAGATTTGGATTTCTCAGAGTCGCTTACCTTACGAACGACCTTAATGGAACGCATGAACCGAATCAGCTTCCTTATCTCTGACTCTGTTGCGTTCACTCTGTTATACAGAGTCTTCATGTTTAACCCTGTGTCCTGTTCTGCGAACAACGTCTGAGCGATATCGTAGGTCCTACCCTTCGAAGTATCCACCGTCACACGACGTGTCACATCCCAGGAACGCTTGGAGATCTCTGTTTCCCCTACTGATGCAGCAGCACAACACGCCATCCGCAGGAACTGATGGGTCAGTCTTGTGGGGAGTTCTTTGGTGTCATTGCTTTCCTTCTTCTCTTCGGGATTCGGTCTTGCTCTAAAGTCTGCCCCAAACTCACCGAAGTCCATACACTGTTCGAACAGTTCTTCCTCATCTACTTTCAACCGTTGGATAAGTTTCTCGGCATTGTCTCTCAAGTAGCTGACGTATCCACCTGTCAGTTGGTATGCTTCAGTCATCTTACTTTCAGTGAGTGTCTTATCGACTGCACAGCTTGTCTGCATCACAGAGGTCAAGGCTGAACGAGCAACAGCACGTTGAATCATTCTTCTTTCTGCATGTTCGGGAGTTGCAATACAAACACGCAGGAACCTGTCCCCCAACCTGCTCTGATCGCTGTCCATCAGTGTTGGTGTACCGGCAATGATCCAAGGCGTTCTCAACCCTGTGTACCTGCTGTCCTCTTTCTGGTTCTTGAATGATGCTCCAGACGTACCGTCAAAGATCCTTCTTTGCTGCGACATAATCTGAGCGAAGTTGGGAGACGACATCAACACGTCTCCTTCAGGCGTTATCAATGTCTTCCTATCGATACGAGCAATCAGAGAATAGTCCTCACCGTCTTCACCTTTCCAACCAGAATGGAACCCTGTGAGATGTTCCAGAGCGTGACAGGTTGGCGACGTTAGGAACGCATCACAGAAACGAGTCTTCCCCGAACCAGCATCACCTATTACCTGCAGGAAAAGTTGATCGCCAAGTTGCTCAGTCGAGATCACGACAGCGAGCATCGATATCAGAACGTGCTCCAGATCCTCTCGCCACCGGAAGCACGCTTTCCAGGCGTCCAGAACCTGCTGGAAATCGTTACACTCCCGCGTTTTATCTTTGCGGGTTTTCTTGCCCTTCTGGAGCCATTCTTCTGGCAACCCACCCAACCTGCTGCGTAGAGCATTAAAACGCCTTAAACGGCCTCCCAGAGCCTTTGAGGAGCCTGTTTCGGGTTTGTTTAGCAGGGAAATCGGTTGCAGACCAGAACTGTGTCCATTTTCGAACGGTTCCGGCGATATCTTCCCCGTTATTACGTCGCGAACGTCTGCCCCACTTTCGACCTCCAGATCATAACCAGAGTCCCCCCACTTCAGCACCTGCAGATCCTCTGGAGGTTCCTGGCAGTTCGACAACTTCGATCCGACGAACTTAACACCGACAACCCCTCCCTTCAGAGTGCCATCCTCTTTGGGATGGTCATTATCGAACCACAGAACCACCTCAGAACCACCAGTCAATTTCGTCCATGGATCTTTGAAAGTTGTAACTCCGGGTAACCCAATCACATTCCGGTTGACCAATCCAAGTTCATACACTTCTGCCATTGATGCCAGATCCCAAACACCTTCAACGATATCCACCTTCCTTATCTTTGAGTTGAACATGTTCAAACCGAACATGGCAGCACCTAACCCCGGAGTTGGATACGCAATCCTACCCTGTCCAAAATCTGCGTACCGATACAACTGGGTCATCTTCAGGTCAGCATTGTAACCAGGAATCAACCAGTGCTGTCCGTCGAACGCTAACTCCAACTTTCTAATCACATCGACGCTGACCAACTTTCTATCAACTCGCAACTGTTCCCGATGAAAATCTGTCGTCATGTCCAACATCTTCTTATGGAACAGACGGATGAAGCTACTTGCGTTCATACCTGTTCCACTCTCGCTGATGTTACATGACCAGCAGCGAGCAACACCAGTGTCAGTTCTCACATAGAAACTATGACTCCCACAGAAAGGACAATCCACCTTTTGATCTTCTTCATACCAATCCAACTCTACTCCATGGAACGTATAGGGTCTCAGGTTCTCCGGTTGCTTCTCAGTCCGTTTAGGCATGACGCTTGTTTTCTCTTGGGATGTTAATGTACTTGGATCGATGAGCCTGTTTGTCACAGGTGTTGCAAATTCTATTGGAAGAACTTTTGGACCTGAACTCTCTCTGACACTTCAAACAGAATCGCTGAGCAGTTCCTGTTTTGGAATAATTTCTATCTGACACTGGATACCTCTCCTTTCTCGGAATGCTTGAGCGTACTCTTCAGCGTTCTGTTTGTCGGCAAAGGAACCGAGTTTTGACCCGGAACCTTTATGTATTATAACATACATCATGACTCATCTATTTCTGCAGGCTCTCCAAACCCTGAGTTGTTAAACATCAAAGCGTCTTCCCGGTTAGCTTCGTCCATACAACGCTGATTAGATTCTCGCAACTGTTCCAGGGTGACAGTACCTTCAAGATTTTTATCAACTGTGAAAATCTCTTTGGTTGGATCAGTGAGGTCGTTCCAGGACGGTCCTGGCTTTGTCAGGTCCAACGCTGGTCCACCATACTCTGCGATCATCTGCTGCAGAACCTCAACACAGTACATCAGCTCATCATTCGTCGGAGCATTACTGAACAGAATCCGCAGCAGACACATTTCATTCGTGTCCACCCGATTCTCCCGATAGAACTTGGTTTCCACTAGGTGGTTCAGCGTTAGAATCCCAGGACGAGGACCAAAGGGTTCACCTTTTTCGTTCTCGAGGATCTTCTGAACGAAGTGCAGAGCCTTCTCCAGATCCTGCCTCCCGTTCTTCTTTCGATGTCGGAGGATGTACTTCGTTGCACATGCTTCCAGGTACGGAAGACGAAGCATCTCCACCAGATCCCAGTGCTGAAAATTGCTCTGGTAATGTTCGCCACCGATTTGAGTTTCATTTACTTCAGTCATTGTTCTTCCTCCAATTGGTTTCTCGTTTATCGATCCAGTTCTCACACACAAACTTCCAGTCATCACAGTCAATCCGGCTCAGGTATTCTCTGGACCTGAAATACTCTCTAGCTTTATGACACTTGAAAGCATTCATCGCCGGTTGAACAACATAGCTTATGTAATCACTATCGTAATGAGAGCAGCAAACTTCCATGCTCCCATTGACAAGTACAAATTCCTGCAGGTCGTCTTCCGAAATGTCGTCCATTGCAAGTGGATCATGATGAACAACATCTTCAACTCCGCTGTACTCGTCCCTCAACAGAGCATCAGCATCAAACCCGCTGTTGTTCTCTGTGTAGATATGAAGATTGTTCGACGTGTGATACTGTCGCCCAACCTTGACGCCGATTCTGTTCGCCATGTATTCGAGCAGGAAACTGAAGTGGACCACGTTCGCTCCAAGCAATCCCCAGATCAGATCATTGCTTCGGTTGTAGATATGAATGTCCAGATATTCAATCGGTCTGGCACTGTCCACCGTTCCGCTTCCCCTTCTCTCCTGTCGAATTGAAAACAGTGCAGAGAGGTTACACGGAACGTCTTTGCCTCCATGGGTTGCAACGTACAAATCAGAACAGTCGGTGAACGGTGTTCGTTCTTTCGGTCCAGAATTACCTTCAACGTCTGGTCCATGTGTCCAGGCATCGCTTCCATCCCACATCGAGAGAACACAGCGACGTGACGTTGGATCTTTCTGCAACTCTGCAACGATCAGATCAAGTTGATCGTATCCAAACCAGTTCTTCCAACGGTATCCGTACGCTCCATGGAATGTTGTTCCATCGTCGCTGTACTGCTTCATCTGACTGTTGTACAGATCCAGGGATGCAACGTCGTTATTTCCTGCCAACATCCAGAAAGATTCGAACAGATGAAAGAAACTATTTGCGTCTCTCGTTTGATTAAACAAAACCCGATTTCTCGGATTATTAAAACAGACTGTCACAGGTTCCTGAACCTGAAGGACTTTCCCGTTCCGGCTGGATCTTTCATTGGTTGGAATAGTTCCGTCTTGAATACTTTTTATCAATCCATGGAACGCAGTGTTAACGCTGTCAAATTTGAACATTAAATATGTCTCCAAGTTGATCGGTTTATGATACTTCGAATAGCTTGTTCAAAAACTCCAAACTCTTTTGCTAATGCTTTGATCCCATCAACAGGATCTCTGATCTTCAACTGTCTGCCCTCATATCTTGATCGAATTTCCAACACTTGTTTCTCAGTAAACTTTGAAAGGTGTTGTGTCTCTCCCTGTGCTTGTCTACCTTTGGAAACTTTGTCATCAATGTTGTCTTGTGTCGTTCCCAGAAATAAATGATCAGGGTTCACGCACTTTTTGTTGTCACAACTGTGGCAAACAATTTGACCCTTTGGAATCTTTCCTTTTGTCAAAACGAAGGCCATCCGATGTGCTCTGGTTTCACTACCTCGGAATTGACCATATCCAGAACTGTAGAGTCCTCCCGACCATTCCCAGCATCCTTCGTCTGTCTTTTGCACGTAGGACCAGAACCTATCGTCCTCGCTTGCATTGTACCGCTCTTTGAACGTCATTTTCGAAACCATTTGGGTTCCTTTCGGGGTAAATCGACCACCTATAACAAATTGTACCAAAGAAAATTGGTTCCGTTTCGCCAATGAAAACACAGGGTTACCAGAGGATCTTCAAAACCAGTAACAAAAAACTTCCACAATCGAGCAACGCGGGGTTGCAACCCCGTCGATACTTGTAATACTTCACTCAGTCGAGCAACACAGCACGGCAAACAACTAATCGCAAGTGTAAAGAAAGCGAAACGATGAAAGTCAAACTCGGAACGGCAGTCAGAATCAATGTTGTTGGTGGCGGATTCATTCGCTGTGTTGTTTCACGAATCAGTGAAGAACTCGGCAAGGTGTTTTTGACCACAATGTCTTCCAGAGGAATTCCAACATCTTGTGGAGTTGCTGTTGGTGGTTGGGTTGCAGCAGACAATTTTCACATGGAGGGTTCTCCTAATGTTCAACAATGTAACATCCTTCCAATCAAACTCGATTACTCTAAAGGTCTGGTTAATTAGTCGAAACACCCTAACGGGTGTCGTAGGGAACTTTATTCTACCCTGCCTGAAGAGACAGAATTCTCAAACCCAAACTAAGGAACAGAACAATGGCCAAGTCAACCAAAGCAGTCGCAGCAGTATCCGCCAAGTCTTCTAAGACAACTGCAGCAAAGAAGGCAGACAAGAAAACCTTCAATCCAACTAAACTGGCAGTTTACTCCATCCTGAAGAAACTTGGAGCAACCAAGTCTGGACAGGCTCGCTCACTCAAGCAAATTTCTGCAGCAGACCCTGAAAACGTTTCCGCTGCGGATGCCCGTGTTTACTGTACTTGGGGAGCCAAGAAAAAGCTCATGGGAATTTCCAACCTGGAAGACGTTCGTGGGAACGCTTTCTACCTGACAGCAGCAGGCGTCAAAGCACTCGCTACAGCAATCAAGGCCGGAAAAGCCTAACCCTCTCCGACAATTCAAACCTCCTTTCCCCCGTCTTTACAGGCGGGGATTTTTTACGTCTTGGATTCCCAGTCTCGCAACACAGGTTCCGTGTAAGATCTGCCAGCACAGGCTTCCTCAATAATGACCAAATCGGACTCAGATGGACCGCTGAGCTCCTGCTTTCCCATCTTATCTGGTAAGAGACCTGTCCGGTAAGAAGCAGCGTCACATCCATCACAGGGACCGAAGTCTCTTTGACCGTTGTACAGTTTCTTCCGTGCTGCCACGAACTCTGGACCGTTCCAGATCTCTTCAATCCCTTCGTCGACTGCGTATCCACACTTGTACACTCCACGCCAGTCATTACAGCAAATTGCGACATTCCCATCCCACCGGATCGACATCTCCCTGAACGGTTTCGCACAACGCTTCCCTTGGAGTCTGTCGTTCTTTGGAGCTCCTGCTCCTGCATGGTTGTTCAGGGTTGCATGGTTGCCACTGGTTGCAGAGTCGATGTCCTTAATGACAACCAGCAACCGCTCAGAGGGTTTCCGTCTCTTGTGGGGATTCGCTGTCTTATCTTTCGGATAGTACCGGACATCATGCTTCCCTTCGTACCGTTTAAGAATCCTGGGAACGATCTTGATACCATCATATGAATCCAGAGCCAACACGTTCACCGATTCAAGAACCTGATCAACCAGAGTAATGTCCGACAGAAATCCATATCCGTTACTGGTCATCATCATGTGGTGATTGGGAAGTCTGCTTCGAAACTTCCTGAGGACCGTGTCCAACTTTCTGTGAGCAGACGGTTCGCCGTGCATAGCAAATTCAAGACGAGGATTCCAACCAAGTTCTGCAATCTGATCAGCAATATCTTCAGCATGTCTCAGAGACATCTGCTTGAACTCGTTTTCCTTACCTCGAATGCCGTTCAAACCGCAGAAGGAACATCGTAGGTTACAACCTTCCACCAGTTCTATCTGAAGGCAAAACGGAGATTCCTGCTGCACTGGTTTTGATCTTTTCGGCATTAGTCTTCCTTCACTTCTGGGAGTGTGTCGTGTTCCATTCTGTCGCCTAACTTTACAAGAGCCTGAGCGAATCCTTTCTTCCACTCTTCAAACTCTTTTCTGGAGAGCCTGATTTGCAGGTTCCTAAAATTCACATGGTACTTGTGTCCGCTGGTTTTGTAGATCTCGATCCGGTTAGCATGTCGGTCACACGATTCCGGTATGATCTTTGAGTAAACTCGTTTTGCCACCTTAGCCATTTGCAAACGCCTCCGCTAAAATTTTGAAATCAGTTATTCCAAGTCCCAAACGATATCGTCCAGCCTTACCCCAATGGAGATGGATGTTCTCTCGAAATTCCAACCTTAGACTTTCTCCATTATACAGATATTGAATCTTCCCTCCTCGCTTTTGGCTCTTGTCGTCTTCTCCATATTCAACTGCTTTGGTGAAGGAACTGTAAGGTTGTCCTCCACTTTTACATGTTATCTTCCTGCCATCATACCAGAACTGCTTACCCATGTCCTCCGGCTCGCAGACAAAGCATTCAAGCATCGTCATACCTGCTGCACGCATTCCGAGGATGCGTTTGAACCCGTCCAACTTCTTGAATCTGCCGTTCGGTTCTCTACGGAGTAAAGGAGGCAGAATCTTGGTTCCTCGCTCTGCCAGTTCTCGGATGTATTCGATACCGTCCAGATGTTCCTGCAGGGTTTTCCCGTCTGTCTTACTCACCCGAACCAACTCTCCATTTTCATCTGGAAAATGATATCCACGGCCTCCTTGTAATTCTCCCTTGGAGTAAACGTCTATCAACTCCTCTGGAACAAACTCACGTCTCATTATTAACGTCCTTCCATAATTTTTTGAATTGGATTACAGGTCTTCCATTGCTTTTCTTGGAAACGTATCCAGGCCACAACCTAACCAAATTGTCCACGTCTTGTGAAGGATCTTTTCTCCACTCGCTGCATCCTCCTTTTGCGTTCTCTTTCTCTGCGTGAGAAAACATGCAAGTCACAGCGGAAGTGCCTCCTTGGCTGATTAGTTGAAGGTTGAAGTCGTGGTCTTCGCTTGTCTCCAGTCTGTATTTTAGGTTTTCAGGGTTTGGAATTCTGTCCCGGTTAATAACGACCACTCCGCCGACCTTAGCAATGATCTTCCACCTGTCGGGTGATCTGTTCCACATGAATCTGGGATGGGTTCCAGAGATTCCATGGAGGTCGCTTAGTTCGTTACACTCTTCCAGGAGCTCTCGGAAATCGAAGTCACTGGTTGTTTTTCCATTGGGCAACCGCTTGGAGAATCTAAGATCGTCGTCCATCATCATTACTTTCCCTTCCTTGGAAAATTTATTGTAAATGAATTGACGCTTCCCTCTAATCCCCTTACCTCGGAACAGAGTAAAATTTGAGAAACCCTCTGGAATGTCTGCCTTGGAGTTACCTACAAGGATGGGACTTATACCAACCTCCAAAAAGGTGTTCAAGGTTTTCTGATTGTCCCTTCTTTTGAAGGTCGGGATAACGTAAATCATGTCACCCATACATCACCTCCAAGTATCTCGGAACAGTAACCTCGGGAGCGTGGAATTTCAACGCTGTCTTACCGTTCCGAACGATTTCGTCAGTCGGAATATTAGAAGTCAATACTTCTTTCAATTCGTGTTCGTCTTCAACTGCGACACAGTTAACCCCAGACACCATCTCATCTCCATCGATAATCCACTCGGAGTTAACGACCTGTACACAACCAGCGTCCCACGCTTCCATGAACGTATACTGAGAGCCTCCACCGTCGTTCTTGATTACAGACAGGTCAACCGCAAATTTCTTTGGCAGTAAAATCTCCACTCCCCGATACAAACTGTCCTTAGGGAACTTGGTTGGAGATGCTCCACCAACGCTGATAACTTTTGCCCATTCTGGATACTTGTCCTTCAGATAGAATCGGGCATAACTTGTATGACCAAAACCATGGATAGCAATCTTCCGCTTCATTAACCGATTGCATTTCAGAACCAATTCAAACCGTTTGTCCGAGTCGATTCTGGATATGGTTGCTGCTCCACGCTTCTCTTCAGGTAGGAAGAATCCAGAGGGAACGAACGGATGTTGGATAAACTTTCCATATCGTTTGTTCACCCTACGGATCACGATTGTTCTTTCCTTGGGGGACTTGAAGTATTTGTCTTCCCCCGGATCGTGCTTAACTATCCAAGCACCTCCTTCCAACATTGCAATCGTTTTGTCCTTGTAACGACCACCAGCAGCAGTGATGAGGCTCTTCCCTCTCACCTTCAGTGCATCTTCCAAGCACAGGTTCTGATACTGCACTCCGTAACCAAAATCCCGCAACTTGTTTTCAGTTCTGTTGCCGATCTTGAACAGATTGGATCTCACTCCCATTGCTTCGAACGATTTCATCAAGTGAGTTGTGTACGTCGCCCATCCACCATACGGATTGTGAGATAAGTAAAACAAATTAAAAATCGGAGTTCGTTTCGGCATCATGTTCCCTTTCTGTATTTTCTCTTGGACCGGCCTTGATCAAACAGGACACGTTCAAACTTATCGTACTCACAAAGCGAGTGTTCAATCTCCCGCATCTCAAACCGCTTCATCCCTTTAAGTTTTTGAACTTTGTTGAATTCATTGCGTAACACCATAAACTGTTTCAACCAATCGGCAGGAGGTTTCGGACGAGCATCCTTCATGCCTGACTTTGGTACTTTGATCTCCTGCCCACTAAGACGCATCAATCCTCTCGATGCTCCAGGTCCGAGATTACTCCACGTGTTGATGTCGGTAGCGTCTTCCAGCAGTGCTGTATACCGCAGATCACAGACAACCTCATAAGACATGAAGCCTCCAAGGTGCGGGAACTGCTTCAACTCAGAGTACAGAGCCTCCATGCTGTTCTCGTCTTTACAGACCTTGACCAGTCGCTTACGTGCCTTCCAGACGTTCGTGATAGCTTCGCAGACGTTCGGCACTTTACATCCCCGTGGACCGTTACCTGCCTTGATCATGTAGGCTCCAGTGAACACAGGACCGCTCTCATTAGCTTTTGCGATCACTCGGGTTGCAAGTTTCGGTTTCCACTGTATGTGAAAACCGTGCTTCAAAAACAGTAATCCAGTCGGATCTGGTTTGTTGAACCACCGGAACGCAACAGTCGCAAACAAAACTTCATCCATGTCACGCATCGGTTCTCGGATGTTCTCTCTGAACCAGACAGTGACGCGGTCATTCTCTCGGTAAGGATTGGTGAAGAATTCTGTCTGGAGAATGTGGTCCACCGTCCACGGCGGATCCAGCTTCTGTTTCTTAGCCTTCACATAGATGTTGTGACGCTCCTTAATCCAATAGAAGAATCGTTCCTTCGGCGTCATTCTCACAACGGAGTACATTCTGTTGACAGTCTCTTCACTCCAGGACGCAACCGGGA